TGATGCTTGTCAATTAATTCTAGCTGGTTTACAAGACGGTGCTAGAGTTAGTGGAAAAGAATGTTCTTTAAATGTTGATGGTGTTGCAGACCTTTTAGATGATGACTTTGATGCTTTAAATAAAGTATTAGAGGTATTCTCTACACAGTTTTCTGCTAAGTTTGAAGATGAGGGAAACGTGAAAGCCACAAAGAAAGTGGCGAAGACAAAGAAATAAACTGGGATAGTCTAGAGGCTGTAGCTTACGGTCTAGGACTTTTACCTAGTCAGTTTTGGGAGCTAACATTTCACGAGTTCTTTTGTATTCAAAAGGGTAGGAATGATAGGTTTGAATTAGAGCAGAGGTTTGAATGGGAAAGAGTACGGTGGTTGGCTTGTTGTAACTTACAGCCACATACTAAGAAAGGTCAATCCTTAACTCCAGAAAAACTTATAAAGTTTGAATGGGAAAAGACTAAGAAAGAAATAGACATCGAACAACAAAGAAAGAGAGCAGAGTATGTTAAGAAGAAATACGAATTGCTAAAAAAGAAAAATGGCTGAGAAGAACTTAAGTATTAAACTATCGTTAAACGATAAGCAGTTTCAGAGTAACCTCAAGAAGTCGATGAGGTCAATGAAAAAGTTTGGTAATAATATGAAGTCTTTAGGACGTACTATTTCTACTGGACTTACTTTACCTATTTTAGCTTTTGGAGCTGCAAGTGTTAAAGCATTTGATGAACAGATAAAAGCAGAAACATCGTTAAGAACTGCACTAGGAAACAATGCAGAAGCATTTGCTAACTTAGCTGAACAAGCTAGGGAATTACAAAAGGTTACAATATTTGGAGATGAGGCTACTTTACAAGCTCAATCATTTCTAGCTCAGTTAGGACTTAATGAACAAGCTATCTTGCGACTAACTCCATTGATTCAAGACTTTGCTACTGCTCAAGGTATTCAATTAACAGATGCTGCTAAATTAGTTGCTAAGTCAGTAGGCTCTAGTACTAACGCTTTATCTCGTTACGGTATAACTATTGAGGGTGCAGTAGGAGAGCAAGAAAGACTACAGAGTGCAGTAGATGCTCTTACAGTCGCTTTTGGAGGTCAAGCTGAAGCAATAGCTAAAGAAGGTCTAGGACCATTACAACAGCTTAAAAACGAATTAGGAGATGTATCTGAGAAGTTTGGAGAGATTATACTAGAATTTATAGACCCTTTAACAAAAGGTCTACAAAGAGTATCAAAGGCATTAAGCAATCTAACAGAAGAACAAAAAAAGAACATAGTAAAATATGGAGCTATAATAGCTGCTGTAGGTCCTTTGTTAATTGTGTTTGGTAGTTTAGTAACGACATTGACTACATTAATACCATTAGTAGTAGGATTTGTTACTGCTTTTAATCCAGTAACTGCTGCAATAGCTGCTGGAGCTGCTGCATTAACATACTTTATTTCAAGGTTTAGAACACTTCAAAAAGAATATGAAGAGTTTAATAATCAAGTAGTAGGAGATTTTGAGCCTATTGCTCCATTTGTACCTACTACTACAACACCTACAACACCTACTATTGAAAGAAGTCCTATACCACAAGGTGTTGAGCCAATAAAGGCACTATCTGTAGCTACAAAAGATTTATCTAAAAACTTTGAAACACTAAAACCAATAGTAGAAGAGTTTGAAGAGGGATTATCTTCTATGGATATTGTAGCTAATAACATTAATCAGAGCTTTATGAGTTTTGGTAATGTAATTCAAGGAGTATTTGCTCAAGCATTACAAAGTCAAGAAGGCTTCTTTAAATCATTCTTAGAGGGAGCTAAACAAGCATTAAAAGCAATGTTAGCTCAGATAGCTGCTATGTTAGTATTAAATGCTTTACTAGGTAGTACTGGTTTAGGTGCTTTAATGGGACTAAAAGATATAGGTGGATTAGCTGGTATTGGTCAAGTATTAGGAGGAGTAGGTAATGTTAATGCTAATTCTGTAGGTGGAGGAGTAGGACTAAAATCAATGATAAATACTGGAGGCTCTACAGAAGTATTTGGTACAATAAGTGGAGCTGATATATTACTAAGCTCAGATAGAGCAAGAAACAATAGAAACAGAACAAGAGGATATTAATGGCTAGACTAAAAAGATTAGAGAGTAGTTTTCAAAGTGATAATGGCACTTTTTACCGTATAGAAGTATATGATAACAATGCTTCTGCACCTACATTATACACTCCAGACTTAGGACCAGATGGATTTACTTTGACTTATCAGACTAACGATAACGATAGATTTACTGGACTTATACCTTCTGAGGTTAAATTTGATATAAATGTAACATTAGGAGGAGAGCAAGGTGTTGTAGATGATATTAGAACAAGTGCTTATGGAGATTGGGACATAGGTATATATCAAAGTGCTGACGATGTTACCTATAATAGATACTGGTTTGGTATATTGTTAAATGATATATCTCCAGAGGCTGATGCTTCTTTTCCTACTAAAATAACTCTAACTGCTGTATGTGGACTAGCACCTTTAAAAGATATTCCATTTAATAGAAATATTGGTTATGATACACCATCTTCATATCAGACTATCAACTATTTTAGACAAGCCTTTGTCAATCAAATTAGTACTGCTGACAATTACTTTGGAGCTGACAATTTATTTATAGCTACTTATGTAGATTGGACTACTGATACAATGACTAGACAAGTACAAAGAGACCCTTTAAATGCTAGTAGATTTAACTTTATGGCTTTTGTAGATATTGCTGACGATGGTAGCAGAAACTATAAAACTGCATTTGAGTTATTAGATAGCATATGCAAATCTTGGGGAATGAGATGTTTTATGTCTAATGGTAGATGGAATTTAGTGCAAGTAAATCACTATGCAGACTGGAAAACACCATCTACTCAGTACTATCGTTACTATAAAAAAGGTAGTAATAATCCTTATGCTTATGGCAGTACATCAGCAGTATTTACAGAAGGATTTAACATAAAAAGATATGGTGGCAAGTTTGACTATTTACCTATTTTAAGAAGTGTAGAAACTAACTACAATCACTTACAGCCGTTTGATATGCCATTCTTTTACTATAACATAGATGGCGATACTTCGACACAATATCAGACTACACTTAACGAGATACCTATATGGAATGGCTACCAATGGAACAACTCTAACTATACTGGTGCAGCTTATTCTATTAACAACGCTCCTACTGATAAATTAATAATCTCTTTAGGTAATGTAAATGCATTGACTGGTAGTAGTATTTTATTAAATAGAGACTTTTCTACAAGATTTACTTCTGGATTAACCTTTTCTGATGTAAGTGGCTCACAGCAAAAGGTAAGAACAGATTTATTTGCTAGATTCAAATTAGTAGGAGATTCTGACACTTACTATTTTCCTTTATCTACTGCGTTAGCTATGGATTGGACTACTAATGACCAATTTACATTGACTGATTCTATACCACCACAATATCTAAATATAGATGAAGGTCCATTAGGAACTAATATAAATATAAATATACAAACTACAGAGCTACCAGTTAATGGAGATTTATTCTTCGAGATATACGCTGAATGCTACTATCAACTTTATTTTAATGCTTTAGCTATATTAGGAGAGATAGAAATAACTGAAGCCACAACGACTACTCAAGAAGATAATATCTTAGTATTTTCAGCTCCAGAAACAAGTTCAGAGCAAGGAATAAAGTACCTATTAGATAATGAAGTACTATCTGCTAAGTTTTTTAAAGCATTTAATGCTCCTGGAGGAACTACTATAGATAACGGTGTAAAGTTTGAGATACCAGAATTATTTATAGGAACTGGACCTACAAGTGGAGCAGTAGGTAGATTAGAGACATACAACTATACTACTACGTCTTTTGAAAACGGTATGAACGCTACTTGGAAAGCATATGGCTCTGGTACTGGTGTAGAGTTTACACAGCTTTTAGTAGAGGAAGTATTAAAAGGTCAAGCTGAAGGAGCTAAGGTATTTAACGGTAGCTTAAAAACAGTATCTGGATTTATACCACGTTATCTTAATGGAATAGAAATAGATGGCTCTACATATATACCTTACCAATGCTCATTTAATGCTAATGAAGATACTTGGTCTGGAGAGTGGTATGGAATAGAATTAAGTACTAACACACAAAATGTAGAAGTAAACATAACATCGTTTGACGTTTTTGATGGCCAAGAAGCAACTGGTGATGTAAATACTTATTTTTAATTATGGCAACACTATCAAATTATTTAAGAGGGGAATCTGTAGCAATAGTACAAAACGATACTACTAGCCTCACATTAACTTCTGTAACTATTATACCTTCTACTGGCTCAGATAGATTATTAGTTTCTGGAGATGTCATAATAATAGTATGTGCTGATACTGGCTTTCCTATACAAATTACACTTAATTCAGATGTAACATATACTGGAGCTAAACTTAACTTTGCATCTACTACTGTTAAGCAGTTAATACCAGCTGGTAGTATAGTTATACTAGACAAAGACTACAAGTATAGGTCTTTATTTAGAGACTATACTATAGTAACTCATAAACTATATGAGACTGGTAATACTCACGCTAATACAAATCTTATAGACCCTCAATACCCATCTAACATTACAGTAAATGCTGGTACAACTTGGAGTGATGGAGATACTCTAGCTAACTCATATATAAATAACAGTATATTTAGAAGTCCACACGAAGGATTTAAGTTAGAAAGAATAACTTGGGATGTTAATTCAGATGCTCCTTCTGAACATAATTGTGAGTTTTCTTTATGGGCAAAGCCTATAACTGAGAACGGTAATACAGCTACCGATATAGAACTGATAGACACTTTTGCTATAACATCTCAAAACGATATTAACTATGTGCATAATAGAGATATAGTTTATACTGGTAGTTATGATAACAATATATGCTTGATACCAGCATTTAGAAAAACTGGTAGAACATCAAGCTCAGATAATTTTTACGCAACTTTAACGCTTTTAATAAGCACAGACCCTAGACAATAATGAAAAATTTAATGAAAGAAGTAGGAGACGTTCTAGTATTAAATACTACTACATTTACTTTTGTAACATTAGCAGACATAGAAGTACTACTCAAGATAGTTCTTTTACTTATGTCAATTATATACACTACAGATAAATACATCTATAATAGAAAACGTAAAAAGAATAAATGAATCTTGATATTTGGAAGAAAAGCGTAAAGAAAGTAGAAGAACAGATGGCATTAAAATACTTTAAGCTAAGTGAGTTTGATGATGCTCCAGGAACTGGCAAGAATATGAAGAAAGAATTTCTTACTAAGCTAGACAAGGCTAGAGCCATTGCTGACGTACCATTTAAGATAACAAGTGGCTATAGGTCTAAAGAAACAAATAAGAGGGTTAAAGGTGTTTCTACGTCAAGCCATTTAAAAGGTTTAGCAGCAGATATTTCTTGTAAAGATAGTAGTACTAGACAAAAGATAGTAAATGGTCTTATACAAGCTGGATTCACTCGTATTGGCATAGCCGATACTTTTATTCATTGCGATACTGACAAAGA